AAAGGTTATGCCGATGCCGGGATCGACTATCAGGGCTCGATGAACGCCGCCATTGGCAAGGGCCTGTCGACCTTTGAAGCCAGTTTTGAACTGGCGCGCCGGTACGTGGAAAAGACCGACCCCAAAAAGGCCAAACAGCTGGATCAGGGCTTGACCCAGATCAGCCAGGAGACGGACCCGGCCAAGGCGCAAGCGATGGCCGATGCCCTGGCCGCGACCCTACGTACCGGCGACGTGTTTGCCGACATGCAGGTCAAGACCGCGTTGATGGCGTACACCCAGAACAAAAAACTGTATGCGGACCTGAAAAGGGACGCTGCGGACCCCAATGGCCAGCGCAAAGACATACTCGACAAAAACCTGAGTGAACGGCGCGAGGCCTCGTCACAACGCTGGGCCGAAACCGGTCAGGCGTTCAACGATTCGCTGCGGGCTATCGGGGATGCTTTGCGTCCGGCGACAGATGCGCTGGCCACTGGCATTGGCGCGGCAGCGCGTGGCTTGACCGCCTTATCCGAGGAAACGCCTAAGGCCGTGCTGGGCCTGGCGGCACTCACTGCCGGTGCGTTGGTGCTGGGCAAGGCCTGGGCCGCGCTGAAGATCGGCCGGGGGCTGGTGAACATCGCCCGTGGTTCGGCCGGTGACCGGTCCAACATCGTCCAGCGGGTGTTCGTGACCAATACGAAGGATGACGACGGGCCGGATCGTGATCCAGGGCGAAAGCGAAGAGCTTCTGCCAATCGGCTTTCCCGGGGAGTGAAAGCGGGCGGGGCGCTGGCGGTGGCCGCTGCCGGCTTCCAGGTGGTGGACACTTACCAGAACGCGATCACGCGCGATGAGAAGGCCGAAGGCTACGGCGAGGCGGCAGGTAGCTTGGCTGGTGGCTTGGCGGGTGCAGCGGCCGGCGCGGCCATCGGTTCGATCATCCCACTGATCGGAACCGCGATTGGCGGAGTGATCGGTGGCATGGTCGGCGCGTGGGGCGGCGGTGACGTGGGCGCGACCATGGGCAAGGCCTTGTTTGGAGGGCCGGACACGCCGGCCAAAGCACCGATCGGTATCTTGCCCATGGCCGCCGGCCAAGGCGTGGGCGCGGTCGTGCGCTCGATGGAAAACGCTCCCGCTGTGCCGGTCACGGCGGCGGCATTGATGTCGAGCACGGCAGCGAAGACACCCGAATGGCCAAAGGTCGATCAGCAATTCACCTTCGCCCCAGCCCCGGTTTTTCAGGTGCATGGCGATGTGAAAGATCCGGCGCAGTTCGTTCAGGAAATGATGCCGTACCTGCGGCGCCAGTTTGACGACTTCGCCCGGGAGGCACGTGACCGCCAGTTGTTTGATGCGCCCCATGTGGGCTGAGGAAATGTTATGGCGGATGAAAAAAACTACCTGGAGCACCTGCAGGGTGGCCTGAAGTACATGGTTGACGCCGGCGAAGCCGGCCGCACGGACATCGAGTCGATGACCGGGCCCATGAATGGCGCGCTCAATGAAATCAGCGGGGCGGCGGATGCGCTGGAAGGCTTGCCCTTTCTCAGCGAGGACCTGAGCGACAAGACCCGTCGTCTGCAAAGTGCAATCAACTCGGCGCAGACCAAGATCGGCAAGGTGGCCAGCTACTACAACCAGACCCAGCGCGCACTGGCCCAGTTTGATGAGCATTTTTCCGCGTTGACTGAGCAGATTGGCCGCTTTGGCGCGGCGTTCAACAAGGTCGCCGGCAAGGCCAATGCCGCGCTGGGCAACATCTTCCCCACGGAATGGTTTGCCGGCGACATGTCGCCGATTCCCGACGCGGTGAAGCCATTCCCGCACCTACTCATCCTCTACCCGCTGAAAGCCAATGAGCGACCGTACTACTTCAACCTGGACACGGCAGCCTTCGACGAACTGCGCCGGCAGACGGCGTTTCGCTGGGCCGCGCAGGAACGCCTGACCCGGCGCCCGGCACAGCAGGCGGTGGGCTTGGGTGAGGAAAAAATCACTATCAAGGGCGCGATCTACCCGAGTTTCAAAGGTGGGCTGAAGCAGCTGGATAGGCTGCGCAGCATCGGTGCCAAATTGCTGCCGCTGAACCTCACCACCGGTTATGGGGAGGTATTGGGCAACTGGTGTTTGACCAATATTGACGAAGAGCAAAGCGCGTTGCTGCCCGGGGCGATCCCGCGCAAGCAGGGCTTTTCATTGGAGTTTGTCCGTTATGGCGATGACCTGCAGAACGGCTGATGGGGATCTGCTCGATACCCTGTGCCACCACTATTACGGCCACCTGAACCGCAGCGTCGAGGCGGTGCTGGCCGCCAATCAGGGCCTGGCCGATGAGCCGCAGCCGTTCCGGGCCGGCGTGCTGATCACACTGCCGGACCTGGTGGTCGAGACAGACAGCGTGATTTCACTGTGGGATTGATCCCGTTACCCAGCCCGCCGCGTGCGGGCTTTTTCTTGTCTGAGGTACCGACATGCAACCACTTTTCCGCATCGTCGCCGATGGCGCCGACATCACCACCTTGATCAATGATCGGCTGGTGTCGCTGCAGCTCTCCGATCGGCCCGGCATGGCCTCAGATTCGTTCGAACTGCGCATCGACGACCGCGACGGCGCGGTGTCGCTGCCCGTGCGTGGCGCGAGCATCGAGATCTACCTGGGTTATGCCGGCGCCGACCTGACGCGCATGGGCCGCTACACCGTGGATGAGGTGGCGGTTTCCGGTCCACCGGACACGCTGGTGATCAGCGGCAAGGCCAGCGACATGCGCGGCAGCGGCAAGACCACGCGCAGCGGCAGTTGGGAGGACGTCAGCCTGGCGCAGATCGTTGGCGATGTGGCCGTACGCAACGGCTGGCAGCCATCGTGTCCGGTCGACACCCGGGTGCCGCGTATGGACCAGCTCAATGAGTCCGACTTCAATTTCATCACCCGCGTGGCCAAAAAACACGACTGCACCGCCAAGGTGGCCGACGGCAAGCTGCTGGTTCTGCCGCGACAGGGCGGGCAAAGCGCGAGCGGCAAGGCCTTGGCGGTCATCACCCTGCAGCGCAGCGACGTGACCCGCTGGCAGTTTCGTTTGAGCGATCGCAGCGCACATCAAGGGGTCACAACCCAGTACCAGGACCCGGCCAGCGGGGAATTGTTGGTCTCGCACCTGGACAATCCCAACGTCCCCGAGGGCCTGCCACCGGTGCACACCGATCGCCATATCTACCCGGACCGCACGGCAGCCGATGAGGCGGCGAAGGCACGTCTGGCGGCGTTCAACCGATCCACCGCCTCGGTACGCCTCGACCTGCCGGGCCGGACCGATCTGTTTGCCGAATGCATGATCAAGGCGCAAGGCTTCAAGCGCGGCCTTGATAGCGAATATCTGGTGGAGTCGGTCGATCACACCTTCACCCCGTCCGGGTGGACGCTGTCGGTCGAGTGCAATGGCGGCAAGGAGGGCAAGGCCAAGGCCTCCGGCAAGCCGCAGAAGGTCGTGCTTGAAGTAGCCGATTGATTGCCCGGGCGTGTGAGTCGGCCCGAGTCAAAAGTTTCTAACTCAAAGTAAAAGGAGCGGCCAGGCTGGATGCGTCAACATCCAGACTGGTCACCGTCCCCGCAGATTGTCCCTGCAAGTCCCGCCAAGGCTCCTGCTCTGTGCACAAAGCAGAGCGAGCCTAGCACCTGTTTATTTATACAGTAAAGGTCTTGCTATCCATGTCTACCCCTATCATCCCTTGGATGGGCGGCAAACGCCGTCTGGCCGATCGCCTCATTTCCCTGTTCCCACCACACGAATGCTACGTCGAAGTTTTTGCCGGCGGTGCCGCGCTGTACTTCATGCGCCCCCAGGCCGCGCCGGTGGAAGTGCTCAATGACATCAACGGCGACCTGGTGACCCTGTACCGCGTGGTGCAGAACCACCTCGAAGAATTTGTGCGCCAGTTCAAGTGGGCGCTCAGCTCGCGCCAGGTGTTCGAGTGGCAAAAGATGACGCGCGTTGAAACCCTCACCGACATCCAGCGCGCTGCCCGATTTTTCTACCTGCAGCACCATGCCTTCGCCGGCAAGGTGTCCGGGCAGACCTTCGGCACCGCGACCACTACCCCGTCAATCAACTTGCTGCGGATCGAGGAAAACCTCTCGGCCGCCTGGCAGCGTCTGTCCGGTACCTACGTGGAAAACCTCTCCTGGCTGGAATGCGCCGAACGCTACGACCGGGCACACACCTTCCACTACATGGACCCGCCGTACTGGCAGACCGCAGGGTATGGGGTGGATTTTCCATTTGAGAACTATGAGCGGATGGCCGACTTCATGCGTCGCTGCAAGGGCAGGGTGATGGTCAGCATCAACGACCACCCGGACATCCGCCGGGTGTTCGAAGGCTTTCATTTCGAGATGTTAGACATCCGCTACTGCAGCACCAATCAGCGCCAAGGCAAAGCAGAGGTGAGCGGCGAATTGGTGGTCATGAATTGGGAACCAGAGGTTTTTATGGGGCTTTTCTAATCCTATCAATGTTGCCGCGCCACTTCTTCGACAAGGAACTACATTGGACCGCTTTTTTGAAGCTCCCAACGAGGCCAATCTGTTGTGTTCCGAGCTATCGGGCGAGAGGCAGCCGAAGTGCCCAATCGTCGCTGGTGTCAACGAACGGCCAGCGACTGTTTAGAATTTGTGGTCACCTAGCACGACCCTAAGGCTAGCTCCGCTGACCAATCTCATCGGCTAGCAATCAAGCTAGAGTCGCAGCGATTAGAGCTGCATTTTGAGCTGGAGACTTTTCGGTTCCATGCCGCTAGTATTCATGGCTGTCAGGGACTTGAGATCTCCACATGGGGCGAAAAAGCCAATCTAAAGAAATCTATTAGAGTAGTGATTAAGGGATTTTGGGCTTTTTGCTGGTTATGATGCATGTGTCGTTATGATAAATTGTTTTTGGTAAATCTGATTTTCATTAGGCAAGTACTTAGGGGTCGTTAACCCAAGGATGATCTGAATGCCTCAGGTGGCGAAAAAAAAAGTTCCAGGGTCATATTTTGAGAAGTTCACTGTTGACGCAGCTTTGCTGCGGGAGCTTGGTGAAAGGCTCGTTGGTAAACCGCATATAGCTCTGGCCGAGCTTGTAAAGAATAGTTATGACGCAGACGCAACCGAGGTAATAATAAGGTTTGACTCGGATAGCATAACGGTTATAGATAATGGTGACGGAATGTCACCTGAAGAATTTGTAAAATATTGGTTGCGTGTAGGTACTACTCACAAGCAAGGGAAAATATACACTTCTAGAGAGAGGCAAGTTACAGGCTCGAAGGGTGTTGGACGGTTGTCAGTCCAGTTTCTTGGTGATGAGTTGGAGTTGGTATCTAGAAGTAAAGATTATAAAAAACAATTTTATGCTTCTGTCGACTGGTCTGGGGCTCGCGCTGCCGGGGATCTGGTTGAGGCTGGGGCCGATATTGTCGAAGAAAAATCACTGTCACTGATTGATGGAAAGTACCCGCATGGTACGTCAGTGAAAATTAAACTCCTGAAGCAAGAGTGGGAAGACGAAGATCTTCAGGACCTTGCGAAAGAATTATGGTTTCTTAAACCGCCATCGGAATTGCTCGAAACGGATAATCCTGATGAAGTTCCTGACTTTTTTAACGTAGAGCTAGAAGGCGTTCCTGAAAGCTCAGCTGAAAAATTTTCAGATCAAATGAATCAAGCTCTTCAAAATTGGATTGCCGTTATTCAAGGAAGGCTGAAAGATGGCAGGGGAGATGGGGAAAATTTAATATCGGTAAAGTTTAGAAATGGTGATATTTATAGGGCAAGGTTTAAACCCACAACTCGAGCGTTAGATAAGGCGTATTTTAAAATATACGTGTTTAAACTTTCGGGGAAGCAGTCGGGTGGTGTTCAGGTTTCAGATGCTCGAGTATATTTTAAGAAGTTTGGCGGCGTGCATATATATGACAACAGTTTTAGGTTGCCATTTTATGGGGGCGATGAGCAAGACTGGTTGCGCTTGGAAATGGATCATTCCCATCGAATTAATAAGTCGCAACTTCTTCCGCCAAATCTTCAGGTTCAAAGCGGGCTTAATGATCTTCCCACGAATGGCCGTATATTTGGCATTGTAAAAATATCGACATCTCATGAGCGTGAATTGGCGCCGCCCTCAGACGTTGCTCGAGGACGGTATTTGAATGTTCAGGTTACACGCGATCGATTGATTGACAACAAGGCGTTTGAGGAGTTACAGCATACTGTTCGCTGGGCAATTGATTTTTATGCAATGCGCTCATATGAACGTAGGCAGCGCCAAATTGCTTCGCAGCGTTTGGAGATGCCTGAAACTGATGTAAAGGTCTCTGAGATTCGACAGGATCTATTTCAAATTTCATTGCGTGCCCCTTCAGAATTAGCCAATAAGCTGGAAGAGGTTTCAAGTAAATTTGAAGAGCTTGAAGCTCTTGAGGTGCAAAGGCAAAATGCCTTTGAAGAAGAGAGAATATTGCTTGCCGCCCTTGCCACAACCGGTATGGCAGCATTAGCTATGGAGCATGAAATGCACAAGGAGTTAACCCTCCTTGAAAGTATTAGGACTAGGTTGAGAGGTGGCGGTAATGTATTGGATGAGCCTGAGTTAATTAGGTCTTTAGACGCTTGGGCTTATCGGACTGCAAATGCAAGAAAGCTTTTTTCTCCTTTGATGCACGAGGCTGATAGAGAGAAAAGGAATGTTTTTAGTGCTAGAAAGTTGATATCTCGGGTAGTGAGTAACTCTGAGGTCTTACTGCGTCAGGTTAAAATTACCAATGATATACCCGAAACTATGAAGTTGCCGTCAGCCACGTTTGCAGCTTGGAATGCCATTTTTCAAAACGTGTTGATAAATGCGGTAAACGCAATGCTTGATTCTAAGGTCAGAGAAATCAGGTGTTGGGGCGAAGTTGAAAATGGGAAAAGTATGCTTTATGTCATGGATACTGGTGTCGGAGTTAGACTCCATGATAGTGCCGATTTGTTCAAGCCATTTATCCGCCGCTTGGAAATTCCTGAAGAAAGAAAATCTCTAGGGTTGGGTGGAATGGGTATTGGGCTTACGATTGTCAAAATGGTTGCGGACTCACTTTCCTGTAAGGTTTATTTTGTTGAGCCGATAGATAAATTTAAAACTTCGTTTACGCTTGAGTGGTGATTTGATGCGAATCGTTATATTGGATGATGAAACACCGCGTGCTAATTCTTGGAAAGCTGCCCTCCTGGATTTCTTGGGTAATGATGTTGATATTACTGTTTTTGACGTAGGGCAGGTTTCTCAACTCATTGGCGAACTGCATAGGGCCCGGTTCGAGTCTCGGACTGAAGAGTATAAGCAAGTCAATAGCCTGGATGGTTATGATCTTGTGATAATTGACTATGATTTGTTAGGCCTTGAGCCTGATCAGGCTGCTGCATGGGCTACTGGGGCTGAAGTGGCTTATACCATGCGCTTAATGTGCAATGTAGGGCCAATTGTAGTTGTTAATCAGTTTGGTACGAATACTTTTGATTTAACGATGCGGCGTGGTATTGCTTCTTACGCAGATATAGATATCGGTAGTCTTCAAATAACTTCAAAAGGGCTATGGACTTCCGATAGATTCGAAGGTTTCAGACCTTGGCATTGGCCTGATTTGCGTACTGAGTCTGTAAGGTTTAATGCGGCATGTGAATATGTTGCTGAAAATTTAGATGCTCCTATGATGGCGACGCTTGGATTTGACGTTAGTGATGCCGAATTGGATTCTTTTATCAATTATGAGCTCGCTGCTTTTGTTGGTGCTGCGAATGGTCATGACTTAACATTTCGTGACTTGGTTATGAGTAATGCAGGGTTGAGAGTATTTAATATACTTGAGAAAGATATTCCGATTTTAGCCTCGATGCCAAAGCAGCAAGTTGCTAGAGTGTCAGCAGTGATTTTAATGCATTGGTTAGAAAAGGTTGTGTTGCCTGCGCAGGAGGTAATTGGAGATGCTCCTCACTTAATTACTCAGTTGCCATGGATGCTTAACGACTCCGGCAGTACGGATGAATGGAATGCTTTGTGCACGTTAACAAAGGCCGGTGTGCCTCAAGCGTTGCTGCCATATGTTTTTGAACCATCCGTTCTTTTTTCTAGACCTGTTTTTTGGGCAGAAAAAGCTAGGCGTGAATCTAGTATGCCCCAGGAGTTCGAGTTTTCAAATCTGCCTTTGATTCAGTTTTGCGAAAATGTTTCTAGCTTTATTCCCGAATCTGAAGCGACCAGTTTTCCCAGTGATGTAATTGCGTTTGATAAAAAAAGATGGGTGAAAATTGATGAGGATAGGGCAGGGCAGATCGAAAATTATGAGCCTCAGTCTTATCTGCTTATGTAGTCGGAGATAAATTCATGGAAGAGAGGCAGATAACCTCTTTAGCAGAGTTTTTGGTGAATTTACACTTTAGAAATAAAGATGTAATTCAAGGGCGCCCTGCGCTCGTAAAGTATTCAAAAATTGCTGAATCCCCAAGATCAAGAAATTACTGTGATATTAATTATTCTAGTGATCAGAAGACTAACCTGAAAACTAAACTGCTCAATTTTTTTCGCAATCCTGCAGCGTCTAGTGCGATGTTACTAGTTCATGTTGATGATAGGCATGACTGGATTAAGCTTGTAAGATTTGTGGGGAGGAGGGATGGAGGTGTTAATGCCGAAACCATCGCTCTAAGTGGCAAAGATGTAGACAAATTTAACGGGTTTGGTTATCGGTATGAGCATCCTGAGGAAGCAGGAGATGAGCATAACTTTTTTCATGTCCAGCCAATCGTGAAGGTGTCAACGGGGGAGAAAATCCCTGGCATTCCTGCATGGTACTCAGATAAGTTTCCAACTTTTTACATGCGTGCTGATAATTCATATGAGTTGATTATCTATGCTCTAAGTTCTTTGTGTAGTTGGCGTCAGCTTGAGGTGTATCAGCGAGTGGCACGAGATGACTGCTGGTTGCTGAGGCATCTTATTGCGCAGGGTAGAGCGGCGTTGCAAAACGCTTAACGGATGTAGTGATATGGCTATTAGCCTAGTCGCAAAGATTAGGCTATAAGTTAGATGTGAAAGAAGCTATTCGATTTTTCGAGTAAAGCTCATGTTAAGTCGTAGCGATATAATGCGTGCAGTTAGACGTGAGAATACAGGGGCGGAGATTAAGGTGCGACGTCTGTTGCACTCATTCGGCCTCCGTTTTAGGCTGCATTGTAAAAAAATGCCTGGAAGTCCAGATATATTACTTCCTAAGTATAGAACGGTAATTTTTGTGCATGGTTGCTTCTGGCATAGACATTCCGGCTGCCGCTATGCTACTACACCAAAAACCCGCCCTGAATTTTGGCTCCAAAAGTTTGAGGCTAACGTTCAGCGCGATTCCAAAAAGGAAGCCCAACTGCAAGAATTGGGCTGGCGGGTACTGGTGGTTTGGGAATGTGAAACTCGCAAGCCAAGAGAACTTGAGGAGCGACTTAGGCGTGAGTTCCCTGACGCCAGTCCTGTTCGTATGCCTCGACGTGACGCATAAGGCTTTCACCTATCACCTCACCCAGGCGTACCGGAACAGCGTTGCCGATCATCCGGCCGACTGCCTTAAACGTGATCATCTCCGCGGGCAAGAATTCATAGTTTCGCGGAAAAGATTGAAGAATTGCTGCCTCGCGTAGCGACAGTGCCCGAGCTTGTTCGTAGTGGCCAAAGCGGCCATTGCCGAAGCCATAACACAGTGTGGTCATAGTGGGGCTCGGCTCATTTCTTTTCATTCGTCCATAGACGCTGGGGTAGGTCTTGCCGCTTGCCTTACGGTGACATTCTGCAACGAGGTGCGGAGGCCAATCTCGCCACGTGCCGCCCTCGCGAGAGTTTAGGATCCTCTGTAGATTGATCGGAGTGAGTGAGGCTGCACGATGCATCGGATCATTCGGGTCGCATTCGCCCGCCGCGATTCGCGGTAAGTCACCAATCATTTCCATAACGGAGACCGGCATATCGTGATGGGTAGGTTTGATGATCTCAATCGGGCCGAGCTTGGATGCCAATAGGACGTGCCGTCGGCGGTGCTGAGGAAGTCCGTATTCGACGCAAGCCACGCGATTGGCCCATACGCTGTAACCCTGGCTCTCAAGATTCTTCACGAAATCGCCGTAGACTTTGTGTTTGGTGACGTCGGGCACATTCTCCATCGTTACCAGTTCAGGCTGCACTTCGCTAATCAAGCGGGCAAAGTGGTACAGAAGGGGCCACTTACTGTCGGCACTGGTGTCTCGCCCCTGGTTATAGGTAGAGAAGGGCTGGCAAGGAGCGCAGCCTGCGAGCAAGCGATAGCGGCCCTCCACACGTGGATACCAGGCTTCGAGTTGTTCTTTAGTGAGGCTCTTCACGTCCTGGGACACGAACGCGGCCTCGTTGTTGACTTCGTAGGCGTGCCTGCATTGGGCCTCAATATCGTAACCAGCATGTATGGTGATACCGGCTTGTCGCATCCCAGCTGTCAGGCCGCCGGCGCCACAGAAGAGGTCAACTGCATCAATCATTGGGTGTGTCTTCTTTTAAACGAGGCGCATTTTAGTCACTTGGGGCTGCAAGTCGAGCGTTGTTTCTTTTGGGTAAGCCCATCCGTCTTGGATGCGGAACGTGACTTCGTCTTTCAAAAGGATGTGGTCGGGGTACTCGGTGATTCGATATCCCAAGAGACTGGTGACTTCTCGCTCCAAATACTCGATGACCTCCACTTCCCAAACGAAAACTCCATGCTCGGTTTCGATTCTGAAAGGAATAGTGATCTTTGCCCAATCGTTGCCGGAGCGCTCTCCGTCGTAGCTCTCACGCTCTACTATGCCATCGGCAAGAATGGGGTACTCCTGGCCACCAGTCACGTAACTGCCATCATTGCAGATCTCTATCCAGAACATTTTCACTAATCCTTGGCATTCGTGTGTGAGATCATCGATCCGGTGATGCATCACGTCAATCGATAGGTGCCGATCTTATCTCATGGCAGACTGCTTGCCAGCCAATTTCATGCGCATGGATTGGCTCTGCATGGAGAGAAAGCTTAGGCTCGTTGATCAAGATCAGATCAGCAATGACTAGCACCAATGCCTGCCATTGGGTAAGCCTGCGAGGAGATTGGGGGTGCATTGAGGGAAAAACCAGAGCCCCATTCGATTCCCCTTTCACCTCAAGACCCTTGTCTGATCCACACTGATGTCTTTCTCGACCTTACTAATCATTAGGTGCTGTGGCAGCTGGAAGTCCTTGAATTAGAGGGGGGAGTTCAGTCGGTTCAATTTATCACTAAAAAATTAGACTCTGGATCGTGACTGGCTGAAATTCGATAGCTGCCGTTAGCTTTTCACTCCGGCGCCATCATCACCGCGAGCGTCATCTTTATGAACTCTTCATTTTTGTCGATGACTTCCAGCGCACCGCGGACGTTGTCGGCAACGTCGGCCGAGCCGCGCTGCTCGACCCAGTTCGAAAGCTCCAGGATAGCGGCTTCTAGGGCGAGCTGGTTTTCGTTGATTTTGAAGAGCAGAGAAGGGAGTAGGTCAGAGTTTGGCATCGCGATTCCTCAGTGGAGATATCAGCGTAGCAGCCGGTGATGATGAAGGAATGTGAGAGGGCTAGGGGGCCGAGAACCACACAGCGAAACGCTATGGTATGCGTGATCGGCATATCTGTGGTGTAAGTGGCATCGGAGCGAAAACATACTTTGTCGCTGAAATGGGTGATTGTTTCGGTCCGCAATCTCTAAAAGGTATGCGGAAACATTGGCCTGGATGGCAGCCAAAAAGGCGTGTTTGCGGCCCGGAAAAACTATTGAGAGTTGCGGCCTGATTGATTTTCCCTTGGGACTTAAAATCCCCCGCTCGTAAGGGCGTGCCGGTTCGATTCCGGCTTCGGGCACCATGAATATCAAGGGCTTGCGTGAGATACCTCATGCAGGCCCTTAGTTTTTTATTGCCG